TTGAATTCTATTAATTGTTCTTGCGAAACGAATATCCATTAAAGCCAAACTCTTACCTTCACCAACTACCTCTTCAAAACCTAAAAATGCTTTAGGTATACGTAAAGCCGCCAACATTTTCTTTTGAATATATTCAATGTCCGCAATTTCACCTAAATTTTGTGCACCTGGTAAAGTTTCAATTGGATTACTTTGTGCCGGATCGCGAACAGGAATAAAATAATCCTGATCTACAGCCATTTGATTATATCTCATATCAACTTGACCATTACGTGGATCTGAAATTTGGTCTCTTTTAAATTTGTTTGCAACACGTTGTACATATGATTCAATATCCTTATCATCCATGTTACCGACAAATACTTTGAATACACGTCTTTCAGGTGCTCTTGATGTTCTATAAATTAACATAGCATCTTCAGCAAGTAAAAGTTGTTTCCAAATACGTCTAATTTTATCTAACATAGAAGTACCATATGGTAATTTTCTATCATCACCTAATAATCTAAAGTGAGCAATTTCCCATGCTTGAAATTCTAAATCTTTATTCTTCCATTGAAAACGTAATTCTCTTGATGGGATTTTTAAATCTCTATTTTGTGTTGTAGTTTTACCCGCAGCACCTTCTAATCTTTCAATTTCAATATTTGGTAATTGTTGGCATCCAACAATACCTTTTTCCGGATCTAACTTTAAATAAACAAAGTTATCACCATACTTACAAACACCTCTAGTCCACATTTGTAAGTTAGTATTTACATCTAATCTGTTATTAAACAGATCCTCTAATATTTCTTTAATTCTATCCGATTCAGAATAGATGGTTAAAATTTGACCCTTTTCTGACATTGTGGTAGACTCTTCTGCATATATGTCTAATGCTGCTGATATTTCAGGTGTAAACTCCATTGCTTCATAATCGTAATATGCCGCTAATCTATTTGGTTCATAATAAACCGATTGGTTATAAAGAGATTGGTCTAATTTAGTCCATTTATCTGCAATGTATTGACTCTGTTGAGCCTGCAACATTGCCTTTTCATATTCTTCTCTACTATCTGTTTTTAATAATTCGTCTTTCCTAAAATTAAATGAAGGTGCTTGTGTTACCTGAGGTTTACCCGGATAGCCAAACATTTTTGTTAATTTCTGAAAGACGGTTAAGTTTTGATTTGCCATTCTATATAAATACTTTTCTTTATAATATAAACTAAATTAATGATAAACTAAACGTTATCTACGCCTACCAAATAACCAAGAATTCTCTTGATATACTTGTTTACTGACATTCATTGAGTTATCTTGATAATATAAATTATTATTATCTGTCCCCATAGACCCAATTTGATCAAATGCAGTACCATACGAATAAAATGATTTACTTGTCTCATATGATCTTTCAGTCATAGTCCAAGAATCTAACATCGCTTTGTTTGCATTTTCATTCTTTTGTAATAAATTAAATGAAATGTCAGCGGCATATAACGCCATAGATAGTCCCATAATAGCATCATCGTGAGCACCTTTCATATGGTCAGGTCTCCCATTCATATAAACAAATGTATTAAGTTCATTTAATAATCTTGCGGATCTAACAATAAAACCTTTTCTAAGTTGTTCTTCAAATGCTGCAACAATTTGAGTTCTTTTATTATTGAAGTTAAGTCCTGGTATTTTCTCCATAGCCTTAGCGTTGTAGTCCCAAATGTTTTGAGTGTTGACTCCTTCAATATAAACGTTTTTGTAATTTAGTTCAGTTAACTTTCTTGATGTTGCAACTCCCATACCTCCAGTAATATCCGTCACAATAAATGCGTTACCATATAGAATTGCCCATTTGTATGCAACTGCAGCTAAGTCGTCTGGCGGTATTTTACCAATATATTCCGCAACTTGTTCTCTATCATCAAAATCTATAATTGATATTGCTGAAAAATCCTCACTATCACCTCTACTAACATCAACACCCATAATATAACGATGACCAATGATAGGTTCTTTCCATTGCCAAAACGTAGCCTGCATGTATTTCTCAATAGGTTCTCTAATCATATTCTTAGCAATATTCTCTTGAATATCGCCAGGAATAACGCCGTCACCCGAACCTAAGAAGTCACATTCCAATTCCTGTGCAATCTTACGTCTATCATATTTAAATTTCTTAGACATAGATTCAAACCAAGATGAAAATGGTTTATATCCATCTTCTAAAAGTTTCTTATAATCTTTTAAATCAAAATCATATAATATAACTTCTTCGTCGTTATATTGTTCACGATTTAACATGTAATGACAGATATCCTGACATTTAACCCAACGTAAATCTTTAGTATAACGAGGGTCTTTAAACCATCTTAAATCCGTAATGTGAAAATCATTCAACCCACGAACTGCTTGGTCGTAAACACCGTAATAAATGGCATCATAACCATTTGGTGTGGAGATAAGAATAATCTTTCCACCCGTTGATAACGAGGCCATAGATGCTGCCCAAAAATCTTCTCCTGCTTCAATATGTGCGGCCTCATCAAATACAAGTATGGTAGGTGTATAACCACGTAAGGCATCGGGAGATGTTGCAACCGCCTTAACCTCACACCCATTATTTAATCTAAATCTACTTTCTGAGTTTTTATCGGGTGAGAAACCTACGTTAATCCAATCAGGCCACTGTTCTAAAAAGTGTCTAACTTTATTCGCCATTTCCACCGCAGTATCACGTTTGTTTGCTATAAGTAAAACTCTCTCAGGATTATCAGGTTTGGCGAGTTGTAATCTTTTAGATAACCACGCTGCCGTTACGGTTGTAACCCCTGCCTGTCTATATTTTCTTGTAATATTTTCGTTGTATTCTTCGTAGTCATTTATCAATTGAATTTGGTCTTCAAACAAATCCATTGGTACATACTTTTTCTGTGTATTATCAAATGTTTGTAGATAAGTTCTTAAAGCGTAAGGAGTGTCCTTAATTATTTTCGCCAATTCCTTTAACTGTTCAATTCTTGAGTTCATATATGTATAAATACAAAAAAAGGTGGTTATTGTAAACCACCTTTGTATTATTTCGTAGGTCTATCTAACCCTAACTCATCAAATAGACTATCATCATCGTCCTCTCCATCATCATTGGATAGTGATATACCTGGAATACCCGATATAAAATCTTTTAATTCATCATTATCAGTTTCATCACTAATACTTGTTAAATCTTCGTCAAACTCTGCCATAGTTTGTTCGTATTCGTAGTTGTTAATATCTTCTTCAATTGCACGAACCAACGTCTCCATTAGACGATTTCCGTTTTCAGAATTAGATACTATTTCTTTCATAAACACTAAGAATTCCTTAGCTGGTTTTTTGAATATATGTTGGAACACCATTAATTGGATAATTCCTTTATCTTCATCTGTTAATACATCTTCTGGAAACTTAGATCTAATTCTATCCCAAATTGCAGGTCCTAAACGTAAGTCCCACATTTCTTTTTCTAATGTATCTTCACTATCTTCAATATCGGTAAAATCTTCTTCATTACCTTCTTCATCTCTATTTCTACCATGTAATGCAACTAACTCTAATGTTCCTTTAATTAATTCGTGAATTAAAACTGGAAAATTTACCGCTCTTGCTTTAACTGTTGGTGGATCTGTTTGTCTATCAACGTCTTCTCTACCCGCAATATTACCTTGTTGTCCCATTGCTTTCATGGTATCGTTAGGTAATTGCCAATATAATGCGTCATTCACAGACATCATAATACCGTAAAGACCAACAAGTCTGTCATTACCAACAATTTGACTAATTCTTTCTTCCGCATAGTGATACATGTAATGACCTCTTTTGGAAGCACCTTGTATTATTGTGTTTATAAATCTTCTTTTTGCTTTTTCTAAGTCAAGTTTCTCTAAATCATTAACGATTTCAATTTCATTACCAAAATTCATTTCTTCTTCACCACCTTCTTCTTCACCACCTTGTTCTTCCTCATCATGATTAAAATCTTCAGGGTTAAATTCACCCATACCAATAATTCTTGCATCATACTGAACCGATCCTTCAGGAATACCTAATTCCTTCATAACTAATTCAACTGCTAATGCTTCTAATTCTCTTCTATGGTTTTGTTCAAACTGTAAGATTTGATTATGTGCACTCATCATTTGTTGCATCAATGGAGTCATACCTTGTGTACCTCTAATAGTGGCATTTGTACCGGTATATTGTCTCATTTTGGCAACGACTTGTTTGTATCTTTCGGAAGCTAAAAGTTCTTGGAAGTTCTTATTAGGTTCATCACCTGTTTCAGGGAAAGGTATTTTTTGCAATGGGGTTTCACCCGCAGCTAAATCATCTTGTACTCCTTGGTCAGGTCTATCCTGACTATCAAAATCCATTGGCATTTCATTCAAATTTTCTTGAATTAAAGATAAGAGTTTTTTCTTAGAAAATTGCATTTTTAATTACTTTTTTTTCTCCTCAGCAATTTTTGCCTTTGGTTTAGGGTTTGGTCCTGGTCCAGGTTGAAAAGGAGTCTTTCTTGGGTCTTCTCTTCTTGTTGGAGTTGGCCTTGTTCCAGGTTTAGTTGATGGTGCAGGTTTTGTGGGTGCTGTTTTTGGTTCTGCATTTACAATTGCATCATAACTCATAAATTCAGGAATACCATTGTGTCCTTTTTTAACTTTAGGTCCAAATTGATGTGTCGTTGTTTCAGACTCATTAAGTTTAGTTTGAATAAGTTCCATAATTTCGTTTTTAGACGTAAAGCTATGAAATTCTTTATTTTCTACCAAATCTTTAACCCAATTTTTTATTGTACGATTTTCTTCTAAATGACTATCATCACATTTACAATCTTTTGTGTATTCACCACAATCCGCACATTTTTTACTTTTAGTTTTCTTTTCAAAGTTTTTACTCTTTGTAGAAACTGCATCTTGTTTACCT